GGGGGTAAAATCTCCCGCCTTTTCCTTTAAGGTGAAATATGGCAATCGATTATCCATGCTCGATGCACAAAGACTCATACGCCAATTCAACAATTGCCGTTGATGAGCAAGAATATAAAGCTTTATCCAAGGATGGATGGCTTACTTCCCAAGAATGGGACGATCAGGGTAAAGCCCCTAAAAAACGTATTAGAAATACCCCATTTGAGGAATAACGAATGTCTAGCCTAGCGAATCAGCAACAAAATCTATCCTTCCCAGGCTTATTGCAGGTTCCTGGCGGCATTACTACTACTTTACAACAAGTTCAAGATGGCGATGGAAATGCCACAGGTTTAAGCTTAAGCTCTGCTGGGGCTTCAGTAACTACATCAAGCACTTTTCAAGCATCTAAAAACGGCACTACGTTAGTTGGAGCGCTACCTAGATTAATCAGCGATGGTTTTGGAGACCTTCCAACTGTTAAAGATTTTGGTGCGGTAGGTAATGGGGTAACTGATGATACTGCCGCTTTTACTGCTGCTATTGCTGCAAGCCCTACTGGTGTAGCCGTCCCCGCAGGAAGTTATAAGATTACAGGTACTGTTACAGGGGCTTTTTATAGCTTTGGAACAGTGACTATAGTTACAGGTATAGTTACAACAATTCAGAATGTAACTGGAAAAAATACTTCAATTAAAGATTTCGGCGCTGTTGGCGATGGCGTAACTGATGATACTGCAGCCATCCAGCGTGCATTAAATAGTGGACTACCACTATATGTTCCAGCAGGGACTTATATATGTTCTTCAGCATTAACTAGCGCAAATAAAAATGTGGTGCTGTATGGTGAAAGTTCATTTTCAGCTATTTTAAAATTTACTACAAATTCACATGGATTATCTTTTACTTTTGTAGTAGCTAATGTAACACATATCCCACAAACATTAGATTTAAAGAATATAGGTATTGTCACTACAAGCACTAACGCTTTAACAGCGCTTAAATTATCATGGGACCCTTGGCAACCGCAGCCCTATATGAGCTGCGTTTTGGATAATGTTCGTGTAACTGGTAAACCATGGGATATTGGATTAAGCATAGTTAATTGTTTTCAAGCAAATATAACAAATTGTGATTTTATAGGTGGCGCAGCTGGAACAGCTGGAACAGGAGTCATTGTTGATTCATGTATTACAGCTCAATTTATAGGAGTACAAGTTGAAGGTTGGGATATAGGATTTGAAACTTTAGATACTACACATCAATGCGAAGGTATTATTGTTAGTAATTGTACTATATACAATAATAATATAGGTATGCGAATAGGCCATGCTATTTTTGTTAATGTATCTGACACTCATATTTTAGGGGTTACAAATACGCTTATAGTTAATGGGTTTCTTGCACACTCTAATTTTACCAATAATACTTTTTATGTAACTGGCGCTAACGGTGTAGGTATAACGTTAAATAATACTCAAGCTTGTGGATTTTCAAACATGGTAGTTGAAGCTGTAGGGGCAGCGTATATAACTGCAACTACGTTTCTTGTTAAATCAACAGCAATTCAAAATAGATTTACATCATTAGCTTTAGATGGCGGTCTTATTGGGATGCAAATAGATACTGGCGCTTCCGATAATATGATTATTGGAGGAATGTATCAGGCGGTAACATCTATTATTGATAATTCAACAACTACAAGATATTCAGGGTTTGCAAAACAAGGTGGAGTCTCTACAACTACTTTTGGTATATCAGCTAACACTTTAGTTTTTGAAACTTCATCAGCAACATTTAATAATCCGCTTTACTCAAAAAACTTACTTTATCCGCGCGCTGGAATAGAGTTAGGTGATCCGACTACAGGTACAGGCGGTGTATTAGATTTCCATTCTGTAGTTGGATCAGTAGATTATGATTCCAGATTATCAAGCGTAGGTGGATCAGTACCAACTGCAGGACAAGGAGCATTGGTAGTAGCTGCATTATCTTTTAGACCCCAAATTGATAATACAACCGCTTTAGGTGGAGGATCATCCCGATGGACTACTGTTTATGCAGCGACTGGCACTATCAATACCTCTGATGGCAGATTAAAAACAGAGATTGAATCTTTAGATGCTGCTGAATTAGCTACCGCAAAAGCATTAAAAGGCCTAATCAAGAAATTCAAATATATCGATTCTGTTGCTGAAAAAGGAACTGCTGCTCGCATACATGTGGGGGTTATAGCTCAAGAAGTAGAAGCAGCGTTTATAGCTAACGGCCTTGATGCTACTCAATATGGTATATTTTGCTATGATGAATGGGAAGAAACTTTAGAAGTTATAAGTGAAGAGGGTAAAATTGAAACCCCATATTCTCCAGCAGGAAATAGATATGGTATTCGATATGAAGAATTATTAGCTTTTATAATCGCAGCGCTTTAAAAAAAGGTTATTTTTATGGCCCGATATTTTACTCTTGATTTAGTTCCTCAGTTAGGAGGTCAATTAGGTTTGATCTCCGCAGGCGTATTCTATGCGAATACTTCTTCTGCGGTAGCGATCTTTGAAGATCAGGCGATGACTACGCCTATAGCTAACCCTACCGTAATTACTAGCGGGTATAATATATCTTTTTGGGTTGCAGATGGTACTCAGAACTATGATATTCAGTTAAAGGGTGGCAATTTAATATCGACTGGTTTCATTAATGATATTTGGACACTTCCTGCGCCAATTTGGGGTAATTTATCAGTATTTTGGAGCAATCAACCTAATGTTTGGGCTTATATAACTCCTTATACTGTTGCCGTTTCAATGGTCAGTAATGTCGGTCAACTTTATACAGCGAATGATTTAGTACGCGCTGCAATGCGATTAATCCAAGTATCTTCCGTAGATACTGATTTAACCGCAAACGAGCTTAAGGATGGCATAGAATCGCTTAATCGCATGTTAGATTCTTGGTCAGCTGATGAATTAATGCTTTATCAGATCACTAGAGAAACATTCCCTTTATCTTCAGGTACTAACCCTTATACTATAGGGCTTGGGGCTATGTGGAATACTATCAGGCCAAGCCGAATTATAGATGCGTATTTTACTATTTATACCGGAAGTATCCCTGTTGATTATCCTATGCAAATTATGGAATGGGATGATTATAATGCTGTAAGGCTTAAAAGTTTACAAACTAATTTCCCAGGATATTTATTTTACGATAGGGGTTTTCCTATCGGAAATGCTTATATATACCCTATATGTTCTTCAAGTAATGAAACTATTACCCTGACATCTTGGAAGCCATTTACAGTTGTTAATGACCCTACTGCTTACATTAGCCTACCTCCCGGCTATTGGGAAGCAATAGTATTTAATTTAGCGATTCGTATTGCTGAAGAATATCAATTTGATATTAGACAAACAACTGTTGCATTAGCTCAAAATGCTATTAAACGTATTAAGAGAATTAATCAACGAACTCCTACCCTTAGTACGGACGTAGCGCTTATGAGTACCAGCCAAATGAGATATAATATTTATAGTGATGGGTATGGACGATAATGCCAGAAGCCATTGTACTACCTATATTAGGGGCTGGCATAGCTGGACGGTCTAAAGCTGTTTCTGCTCAAAAAAGGCAGAATCTTTTTCTTGAAGTTAAACCTGAAAAAGATAAAACAAATTTAGCTGCGTATCCAACACCAGGACTAACTTTATTTGCTAATGCGGGTAAAAATCCTTCACGCGGGTTATGGTGGCTACAAGCATTAAATTTACTTTATTCAGTAAACGCTAATAAGCTAATAGAAATTGATAAAAATGGCGTAGTTACTGAAAGAGGAACGCTTTCAACGGCTGAAGGCACAGTATCAATTTCGGATAACGCTCAGCAAATCATAATTGTCGATGGCGAAAACGGCTATATTTATGAGCCTAAAACGCTTCAATTAAGCTATACCTATCCTGCCAATTCAGTTTCAAATGTTTATAGCCGTACAGGGCTAACTATAACTGTATCAGGGATTGTTAATGCTGGCATCGCTGGCGATACTGCTACCATTACTACTGATGGCGGGGATGTACTTTCAGGAGCCTATACAATTGCTACAGCTACACAAGGCAGTTGGACTTTTGCTGTTGTTTTACCTTCATTGCAAACCCCAATCCTAGCAACTGCATTAGTAGCAGGATCAAAATATGTTGTTTTAACATTAGGTACATCAGATTTTACTATTGCAGGCGCAGCAGCTAACGTATTAGGCGCTGTTTTTACAGCTACTAAAGCCTCTACTGGTACAGGCACAGCGGTTCCAGCCACTATTGATGTTAATGTTCCAGCAACATCTTTAATAGCAGGGCAGAAATATATAATTTTAATTGTAGGCTCTACAGACTTTACTCTTTATGGCGCTGCAACCAATACTGTAGGCTTAGAATTTACTACCTCATTACCAGTCGTTAATGCCACAGCTTTAGTAGCTAGTACAATTTATCAAATTCTAACTTTAGGCACTACAGACTTTACACTTTATGGCGCTGCGGCTAATACTGTAGGCACTATATTTACTGCAACTGGTGTAGGTATTGGTACGGGAACAACTTATAAAACGCCTATTGGTACAGGCGTAGTCATCAATAACAGTGCTACCGGATTGCTTACATATACACAAAACGGTATTGTTGCAGTAACTGAAACTGCAACTAATCGCCATTCTAACGATAATATTGAAATTTTAAAAACGGCTGGCCCTGTACCATCAGGTAACTATGTTGTTAATTTCCCTTTGACAGCTGCTACAGCTTTAGTTGTTAGCACTCAATACATTATCAATAGCGTAGGCACTTCTGATTTTCAATTAGTTGGCGCTATAAATAATGAAGTTGGTACTTCTTTTGCGGCTACTGGAGCTACACCAGGAACTGGCACATGTACATTAGCTAATGAATGGACGTTTAATGTTCCTATTACTACTCCTGCTGGTGCAGGGGGATTAGAGGTAATAAATAACTTTAGAGAAATAACTACTGAAGGTTTCCCTAACGGCAATACTGTAACTTTCTTAGATGGGTATTTTATCGTCAATGCGCCTAATACACGTCAATTTTATTTATCCCAACTATATGATGGATTTACTTGGAACGCTTTATCATTTGCTAGTAAAGAAGCCTATACCGACAATTTAGAAGCTGTTGCGGTGGATAATAGCTGTTTAGTTTTATTAGGTTTTATTTCACAAGAATATTGGCAAGATATAGGCGCGTTTCCTTTTCCATTATTAAGAATACCTGGATCGCCTACCGATATGGGCGTGGCTGCACGGTGGAGCGTTGCGCGATGTAATGGTGAATTAATCTATTTAGGCCGAGCAAGACGGGGCGGTTTATCAGTTGTAATGATCCGAAATTATCGCCCTGTTACAGTATCAACGCCCGACTTAGATTTTCTATTCAATGAATATGTAAACCCAGGTGACGCTATAGCATTTAGCTATCGTCAAAATGGGCATGAATTTTATCAGATAAGCTTTCAACAACAAGGCGTTACTTGGCTTTACGATGCAACTTCAGAAGTTTGGAGTACATTATTGTCAGGGGCTACGACAAGGCATTACGCAAATTTTGGCTGTCAGTTTGATTTCCATGTAATAACTTCTGACTACCGTAATGGTAATTTGTATATTCTTGATCCTGCATCTTATACGGACAATGGTGATTTAATTGCACGAGAATTAATCACTCCTCATTTCTTTGCAAACACATCGTTTAATAACCTTCATATTTATCGGCTTAGATTAGATATGGAACAGGGCGGCGGTCTTAATGACGGGCAAGGTCAAACTCCACAAGTTATGTTACAAGTAAGCCGCGATGGGGGATATACTTGGGGTGATGAAATGTGGGCGACTTGCGGTGCGCAAGGTGATTTTTTAAGCCGAGCTGAATGGCGCAGATTAGGCGTTTCAAGAAATTACGTTTTTAAATTTAGAATAACTGATCCAATTAAGACAGTTTTAATTGGTGCTGCGGCTTACGCAACACAGGCATCTAAATAATGGCTATTTCCCAACCCCCATTCCAGTCTACTTTAGTTGATGCTGATGATCGGGTGCAAACTCCTTGGGCGCAATGGTTTAGTCAATTACAGCCTATTTTACAATCAGTTGTAGCTAGTGGCCCTACATCAGGTAGACCAACTCAAAATCTTTTCATAGGGTATCCTTATTTCGATACAACATTAGACCAAATGGTTTATTGGAATGGTGTCATTTGGGTAACTTATGCGCCCTCTACTACCGGAACGAGTATTTTAAAGGGTAATGGTACAGGTGGGTTTAATAACGCTATAGCTGGCATTGATTTTGCTCCTGCAACTTCTGGTAATGCTATTCTTTATGGTAATGGTGCTGGCGGTTTTAGTTCAGTCGCTATTGGTTCAGGCGTTACTTTTGCAGGCGGTGTTTTATCGGCTTCTGGATCAGGTGGAACAGTTACTTCTGTAAGCGGAACTGCACCTATAGCATCATCTGGAGGAACTACCCCCGCGATCAGTATTAGTCAAGCTGGAATAAGTACAAATGGGTATTTAAGCGCAATTGACTGGACAACTTTTAACAATAAAGGCTCAGTAACTTCTGTTAGTGGAACAGGTTCAGTTAATGGCATCACCTTAACAGGAACGGTTACTTCATCTGGAAGCTTGACGCTAGGGGGAATGCTAGGCGGTATTGGTAATAGCCAATTAACTAATTCTTCAGTTACGATTAACGGGTCTACCGTTAGCCTTGGTGGATCAACTACAGTTACAGCTACTGCTACAAACGCGCTGACTATTGGTACAGGTTTAAGTGGTACTTCCTATAATGGTTCGTCTGCGGTTACGATTGTAAATACTGGTGTTTTATCAATTACAGGAACGGTTAACCAAGTTATAGCTTCAGCATCTACAGGCGCAGTTACTTTAAGTTTACCTCAAAGTATTAATAGTGGGGCAACGCCTACTTTTACAGGCACAAATTTTACAGGTATCCCTAATGCAGGATTGACCAATTCATCCATTACTATTAATGGAACCTCTACTAGCTTAGGCGGGGCAATATCAGTAGGCACAGTTACAGGCGTTACTGGAACTGCACCTGTCGTATCTTCTGGCGGTACAGCTCCTGCAATCAGTATGGCCGCCGCTACAGCATTAGTTAATGGATACCTTACTTCAACCGACTGGACTACCTTTAATAACAAATCTAATACCAATGGCACAGTGACAAGCGTAGCCGCAATTACTTTAGGCACTACTGGTACTGATTTAAGCTCAACTGTAGCAACGGGCGCTACAACACCAGTTATTACTTTGCAAGTGCCTACAGCCTCAGCTACGAACCGAGGGGCATTATCTTCAACTGACTGGACTACTTTTAATAACAAACAGCCTGCTGGAGCGTATTTAACTGCAAGCACAGGTGTAACAACATTTGCGGGCAATTCTACAGGATTAACTCCTGCAACCGCTACATCAGGTGCAATTACTCTGGGGGGAATATTAGTTGGCGCTAATGGTGGTACAGGCGTAGCTAATACGGGTAAGACATTCACGATAGGTGGAAATTTTACTACTTCAGGCGCGTTTACTACGTCATTAACAGTTACCGCTAATACGTCATTAACTTTACCTAATAGTGGTACAGTTATTAGTTCTGTTACTGCGCCAGCCGCTAACCCTATCACTGGTACACCTTCAGCATCTAATTATTTACGAGGAGATGGAACTTGGGCTACTTTTACAACGGGTACAGTTACTTCAGTAGGTTTTACCGGAGGGCTAATAACAGTTGCAACACCTACTACTACGCCCGCATTTACTGTTGCGGGAACTTCTGGCGGCATCCCTTATTTCAGTTCAGCGTCTACTTGGGCTACATCCACAGCATTAGCATTAAACTCTTTAGTTATTGGTGGAGGGGCAGGATTAGCTCCTGCCACAACTACAACTGGAACTGGCGTAGTAACTGCGCTTGGAACGAATGTAGGCTCTGCTGGCGCATTTGTAACTTTCAATGGTGCGTTAGGAACTCCATCTAGCGGTACAGTAACTAATTTAACTGGCACAGCATCAATTAACATTAATGGCACTGTTGGTGCGACAACGGCAGCAACGGGCAAATTTACCACTTTAGAATACACAGGCACACTCACAGGCGGCACAGGTGTAATAACCATAGGCACAAACCAGATATACAAAGACGCCTCGGGTAATGTGGGGATTGGGACGAGTAGTCCCGCTGCACTATTAGATGTTAATGGTGCTTTTAATGTTACTGGACAAGTTAGTACAGGGGCTGCGATAGAGCTTGGTCAATTACGAACAGTAGCAGGGCCAAGTTTTATTGATTTCCATTCAGCAATACCTGCTACTGATTATGAATCTCGTATTATTAGAGGTACTGGAGCTAATGGCGTATTTACTTTTGCCCAGACAGGCATAGGAAATATGGATTTAAATTGTGCTGGAGCTTCAGCCATAACGCTTACGACTTCTGCTTTAGAAAGAGTGAGGGTGGACTCCTCCGGCAACGTGGGGATTGGGACTAGCTCACCAACAGGAAAATTAGACGTAGCTGGAACAATAAAAACTTTAGGTTATACAGTAGCTACATTGCCCACAGGAGTTGTGGGAGCAAGAGCCTATGTAACTAATGCTTTAACTCCTGTATTTGGATCAACAGTCGTAACAGGCGGCGCGGTCACCATACCTGTATTTTATAATGGTACAAATTGGATAGTAGGGTAATAACATGATTACAAACACTTGGAACATCGTAGCGATGAACTGCAAACCTGATGTAAATGGCATGCTTGATTATGTCGTTACAGCACACTGGACTCTCAGCGCTACAGATGGTACTTACACAGGCTCAGTGTACGGAACAGCCTCATTTGAAGTTGATCCTGACAAACCTGACTATACCCCTTACGAAGATTTAACTTTGGATGAAGTTGTCGCTTGGACTAAAACAGCATTGGGTGCAGAACAAGTAGCATCTTATGAAAAGTCTGTTGCCGACCAAATTGAAGCACAAATAAACCCAACTATCATAACACCTAAACTTCCTTGGCTATGATAGATTTTATGGTTTTAGCACTTCCTAGATCAGGAACAGCATGGGTTTCTAACTTGCTGACAACTGATACTTCACTTTGTATTCATGAATCAGCAATGGATTATCATACGTCTGATTTAGATGCGATGGAGTATAAAGGAACTTTAGGGATTGCTGAAACCAGTGCATTTATTAGAGTGGACGAATTTAATCTACACTCTGCTAAAAAGCTAATTATAGGCCGTCCTTTTGATGAAATAAATAAATCAATAGCAAAGCTAGGCTTTAAAGCGATGCCATCATATTCGGCTGATTTGATGATTCAACTTAAAGGGTATAGAATAGCTTATAAAGACTTGTTTAATTACGATATTATGGCTGAAGCGTATTATTATTTACTGCGTAAAGAGCTTAACCAAGAACGGCATCGGATGTTATGCCAAATGAATATAGAAAACACCGTAGCTATTGAACGTGTCAGAGGGTTAGTATGAACAACATTATGGCTATTGCTAAGGTAGATATTACGCAGATACTGTTACAGTTGAAGCGTAATCCTCAGCTTTGGAATAGAAATCCTATTAGGACTAATACACCTTCTAGCCCTCATTATGGATTTGAGGACATCCATGTTAGATTCCGCGATCTTGCTGAGTATGACGGTGGTGATTGGACTAAGTTCAATGGTGAACATCGTTCATGCTGGTATAAAGAAGCGGATAGTCTTCCAGCTATTAAAGACTTAGCCTTTCAGTTAATGGCTACCATGAAAGGTGAAGAACTAGGGGGAATTTTAATTTCTAAAATCCCTCCCGGTGGATTATGCAAACCCCATACTGATACTACTTGGCACGCCAAGTATTATGACAAATATGCCGTACAGTTAGAAAGCCATCCAGATCAAGCGTTCTGTTTTGAAGAAGGAGAGCATATATCTCCACCAGGTGAAGTCTATTGGTTTAATAACCAAGCCGTTCATTGGGTGCGTAATAATTCTCCGGTTGACCGGGTCACATTAATTTTCTGTATTAAATCAGATAGGAGGTTTTCATGCCTTGGGGAATAGCAGCATCAGCCGCAATAGGCGGTATATCACAAGGTCAAGGCGAGAAAGCGGGGGCTAAAGCACAAGCAGCGAACGCAGCAGCGCAAATAGCTTGGACAAAGCAAGTCTATGGAAACGCTCAACAAGGCCTCCAACCATACACGCATTTAGGTGAAGTAGGTGCTAAAGGTTATGAAGCTAATCTACCATATTTAACTTCGCGTTACGGTATGGAGGACTATAAAAAGAGTCCTTTATACACACCGATGGTCAGTAACTTAGCTGAATTGCAAGCAACGCCTGGATACCAATTCCAATTGCAACAAGGCCTGCAAGGGGTTCAGCAAGGTGCAGCCTCTAAAGGTGGCTTGCTATCTGGTGCGGCTGGTCAAGCCATGAACAATTACGCGCAAGGTCAAGCAGCTCAAGGTTATCAATCGGCTTGGGAAAGAGCGCAAAAAGCGTACGGTACAGCATTTACTCAAGATTTAAACCAAAAAGCACAAATTGGTAATATGTATTTAGAACCTGCCAAGCTAGGTCAAAATTCTGTACTAGGTTTAGGTCAAATCGGTGTAGGCGCGGCTACAGCAATGCAGCCTGCTTATGCAGCTTTAGGCGCTGCAAACTCAGCTTCAGCGATGGCGCCTTATGGACAAATTTCTAGCTTGGCAGGCACAGCAGGTAGCTTATTTGGCAGTGGATTAGGGGGATAAAATGAGCGACTTAACTGAATTATACAAATTTTACGGTGAGAAATTTCCCGGCGCTTTAAAGACTGGACAAGAAGCCCAGTCTAACGCTATTGCTTTAGATAACGCCCGTAGAGCGCAACAAGAGCGTATGGACTTGAAAGCCTTATACGCTCAACAAGCTCAACCTTCAATGGCGCAATTAGGTGCAGTTAGCCCTGAATACGCTCAAGCAGCAAGGAAAAATGAATTAGAGATGCAACAAGCTATGATGGGTATGCAACATCAACAAGCGCAGACAGGTGATATACAACGTAAAGCTAATGAAGATCAATCAAAACTAAGAGCGCAAGCAGTAGTTCCAATTGTTGATAAGTATAATGAAATGATAGCTTCTGGTATGCCTAAAGAGCAAGCGGATCAATGGTTTCATTCTACAAGCGGTCAAGCCATAGCTGGGCTTCAACAACAAGGCTTAATTCCTGAAAATTTTTCTTACGATGCTAATAATATATCGCCAGAAATGGCTGAACGCACTGCGGCAGGGCTAGGTTATCCTTCACAAAAGTTTCAAGCAATGCTGAAAAGTTCCCAAACAACTGCTGAACAACAGGCGAAAAATACGGCAGGTGTTCCAATGACTTCGGAGCAACAGTATGGGTCTGTAGAAATAGACCCCCTTACAGGATTGCCATTTAAAAAACCAGCGCTTTCTGCACCAATTCAGCATGAAATTTCAGTTGCTCCTGGTGAAGTTAACCCTGTAGCAGATTATGAAGCTATTATGAATTCTCCTACTGCACCTAAAGAATTAAAAGATTTTGCAACTCAACAAATTGAAAATCTAGTAAAAAAAGCGCCTTCACCATTTGCAACCCCTGAACAATTACAAACTAAAAGAGTTGAGCAAAAAGCTAATGAAGAAGCTGCTGTAATTACAGCTAAACAACAAGCTGAAGAACAGCAGACTATTAATAAATCGCTTAATTCATTTGAAACGCTTCCTGATATTAACCATATCCGAGATTTGGTTAAAGGCTCTATAGGAAGCGATATTGAATATTGGACTAATAGATTAGGTCAAACTGTCGGTGAATCATTAGCTTCGGGTGATATTCAAGCGGCCTTAGCTGTTGTAGCTAATGATATGGCTAACACTGTACCTTTTGCACCAGGTTCGCAATCAGATAAAGAGTTAGCCCAACGATTAAAACAAGTGGGTAATCTTGAATCTAAAATGACTATCGATCAAAAAATGTCAGCACTTGAAGAATGGTATCAAAAAGAGCAACGTTACATTGGAAAATACGGTAAATATTCAGACGCTGAATTGTTAGACTTGGGTAAAGAAGGTAAAATTACCCATGACACAGCGATGAAAGTTAGGGCTAACCGAAAGAAAGGACAATAGCGATGAATGATGACGAGTTCACTTCTGCGTTTAATGCGCCTCAAGCTGAAGATGGGTTTTCTAAAGCTTTTAGAACGGCTACGTCTAAGCAGATGCCTCAAGCTGTATCGCCTTGGGAAGCTTATGGTGTACCTAAATATCCGGCTCAAGAAAGTACATTAATGCGAATGGGGCGCGGTGCAAATGTCGCCTTAACTAAAGCTGGAACAGGGCTGAAAGGCTTATTTGCTGATTTATCTGAAGAAGATATTGCTAAATTAAGAGCTGGTGAAGCCTATATGCAAGAAGCAGGGCTTCCCGCTACTGTAGGTGGGCTAGGCGTTGATATAGCCGCACAAGCAGCTGCTATGACTCCTATGGGTAAATTACCATTCCTAATGCGTGTATTAGGCGCTGGCGGTACTGCTGCTGCATTATCACCTGAAGATCGCGCAAAGGCGGGGATGTATGGCGCTGCTGGTCAAGGCGTAGGTGAAGGTGTGGCTAAAGGTTTAGGTGCAATGTTTAGAGGCCCTTCTGCTGCACCGGGCGTTAGGGAATTTGTTGAAGCTGGCGGTGAACCTACCATTGGTCAAGCATTAGGTGGAACACCTAAAGCCTTTGAAGAAAAATTAACGTCATTACCTTTTTTAGGGGGTCATATTACTGAAGCCCAAAAAAGAGCATTAGAAAGTTTTAACACTTCTACACTTCAAGGTATTGTTGACACTTTAAATAAAGGTATTCGAACTGCTCCCGGTCAAGAAGTTGCAATACCTGGTCAAGCCGCTGTTCAACGTGAGCTTGTTGACTTAGGTAAAATTAAACCTGATTCATCAGGATATAAGGCTGTTAAAAAAGCGGCTATTAAAGCTTATGATAATTTAGCACTACAAACTAGCGGTGAAATGACACCTGAGCTTGCATCTGGGCTTCAAGGTATTAAAGATTTATCAAAAAATCTACGTCTTGAATTTAGAAATCAAATTGATGATATTTTAGAAAACAGCGTAATTAGCCGTTTTAAAGATGGTCAAAGATTAAATGGTACTACATTAAAAGAAATGCTAACCGAATTGCGTCTAATTAGTGAAGATTATAGAAAAAGTTCAATTGTTGATGAAAGACGTGTTGGCGATGCGGCTAAAGAAGCCGCAAGTCAATTAAAGCAAATGATGGAAGTGCAAAATCCACGTTATGCAGAAGCGTTAAACGCTGCAGATAATGCGTATCGTGATGCTAAACGAATGGAAACTGCAATGACATCAAGCGTAAGCCATGAAATGGCTACGCCAGCTTCGCTTCTACAAGCTTTGCGAGGTAAAAATCGTGTAGGTTACGCTGAAGGTGAAATGCCTATGCAAGTTGAAGCTAGAAGGGCGCAAGAAATTATAGGTAACAAACTTCCTTCTTCAGGCTCGGCAGAACGATTAAACGCAACTAAAGGATTTAATGAACTAGCAGGAGATGTCGCTGGTGCAGTTCCTGGTGCGTTAATAAAACATTTCGGAGGGGCGCATTTTTATTCTCCTGCGTTTCAAAGAATGATGGTTGAACAATCGTTAAAAGAAGCAGGGCCTATAAGAGGCGCATTTGGTCAAGGCTTATCTCGAATGGGGCCTTATGTAGGTTCTATTGGTGCAGGCGCAGCGCAACAAAGATAACTATATTTTTAGGAATTGAAATGACTCAAGCTTACTTATCACCGATTTTACAAAACGCGCAGTTTAGCGATGACGGTACTTTCTTAAATGGAGGCCTTATTTGGTTCTACGCGGCGGGTACATCTACGCCATTAACTGCTTATCAAGATGCAGCAGGAACAATCGCTTGGCCTAATCCTATAGTGCTAAACGCTAGAGGTGAAACAGGCGGTGAACTTTGGCTAGGTGGCATCTACAAGATGGTATTGCAAGGCCCTCCTTTAGCCGGTGAAACTAACGGGCCTGCTATCTCAACCTTTGATAACATTTACGGTGTCAACGCTCCGACATCGTTTGCACCTCCTTATGTGTTTGCTGGTACATCAACTTCACAATCCAACACCAATATCTTCATGGGTTGGAACGGTGTTAATTTTACAGCTTCACAAGAAACAACCGATTTTGGTGCTAACTGGCCTATCAATATCACAGGCGCTGCTGGCCCTATTGGTCATGTAGCTGCCTATGCTGGTAATGTAGTACCTTTAGGTTACTTAGAATGTAATGGGGCTGCGGTATCAAGAACCACTTATGTTAAGCTGTTTGGTGTCTGCGGCATCTTATACGGTGCAGGCGACAGTTCAACGACTTTTAACCTTCCTGATTTAAGAGGACGTTTTATCCGTGGATGGGATGATTCAGCGGGAGTTGATGTTGGACGAGCATTAGGGTCTTATCAAGCAGATTTAGTTGGGCCAGTTACAATTACCGATCCTGGGCATACGCATACTGATGCAGGGCATACACATTCATATACTAATAATATGGGTGGGGGAAATGGGGGTTCGTCAGGATCAGCATCGCCTACTGGCGCAACTACAGGTTCAGGTGTCGCCAATATTCAATCCAGCGTAACTGGTATTCTGATTGCGTCAGGTGCTGAAACCCGGCCTAAAAACGTAGCAATGATGTACATCATCAAAACATGAAAATAGAATGGTCTGAAGCTTCCACTAAACGAGGCGTTATTTGGGTCATAACTGCTGTAATAGGAAGTGTATTTATTTTTATGGGTAAGCCTGTGGATCAATTACTATTACTTGCTGGTGGTGTTGCTGGTGGGCTTGGCGTGATACTAAAAGACTGATGCCATACTTATTCGTTGGTATTATTATCGCAAGTTTTGCCTCTGGATATGGCTTTGCCTATAAAGTATCACAAGCAGAAATTAGAGAAATGTCAGAAAGTATATCTGATATGAACCGAGAAGCTGAGATACAATTAGCTACTCTTACTGAAGAAGTGGATAAGGCTCATACAGAAGCCTTGAAGCTTAATAAAGAACTGGAGGACGCTAATGTTTCAGCGATCAACGCAATTAATAGCCAGCACGATAGTTTTAAGTCTGTGCGCATGTACGACAACAGCCGGAAAGGTAGTAGTTGCACCCCAACAAAAGGTGATAATACCACAGAAGTTGCTAGAGCCAATGAAGATAGAACCGAACTTTCAGACGAACTTACAAGCTTTCTCAAGTCTGAAGCCTACCGAGCAGACCAAATAGCCCAGTATGCTATAATGTGCCAAAAGTTTATTGAAAGGATTAAATCGTGACAGACTTAAATTGCCGAGTAGCTAAAATAGAAGAAAGATTAGACGGGCTGGTTAAAGATATGCATTGTGATAGAGAAGATGCGCGTAGACGTTCAGACCGAATTTTTGTGGCTCTTGACGAATTGCAAAGAACTTCTCAATCAAATAAAGGCTTTTTTGGGGGAGTGGTTTTCAGCGTAAGCGCCATCTTTGCTTTTATCGTTTATATAACTTCAAGAGGTAATTAATATGCCTAGTTTATCTGATTTAATACCTAATAATAATGTTTATGGTTATAAAGTACGACAACCCTATCAAAGCGAGAATACATTTTTTAAGCGGAACCCTAGTGTTGCAGGAATGGCGGCTGAAGATAATCAAATTACGCTTAACCCTTATTCACCTTTAACAAATGAAAGAAAAGCGGCGGTGGCACAAAATGAAGCAATGCGGCTTTACATGCGTGAAAACGGTCTTGACCCCCAATTTCAAGTAACTCCAGAACAAATCAAATACTTTGCTGGTATGGAATATGGAAAACCTGAAAATGCAAAATATATGCGCCAAACTATATTAGGTCGTATATTTTCAGGCGACCCTACTGCAAATGCTACGCCAGAACAAATAGCAATTTCAAAAAGAATAGCTGATGGACTGCGAAGAAGAAATAGTTTGTCGGATTTATTTGAATGAGCGCATTAGAGATATTAATCAAGCTCAGACCATCTTTTGCCATCACGTATTAAATATATTGTTTTTGGGCATAAATCTAATAATACGCTTAGACTATTTGGTGATGCTCCAAGCGCAAGTAAATCTCGAATAATTCTTACTTTTCCAGAAGATAGTTTTTTTAATGGATGGTTATCACCTCTTAGATTAACAAGCCCTGTTTCCCATTGAAGTTCTGAGTTTCTGGCTAAAGTTACCCATTCTAAGTTTGATATGTCGTTATTTAATTTGTTTCCATCTATGTGATTTACTGTAAGGTCTTTTGAATACCCAGATACAAATTCTTTAGCAACCAATCTATGGACTCTAAATTTATTTCTTTTTGCGCCAACTGTTACGCAAACTTCAAGGTATCCATTGTTTGCGGTACATTGAGATATTATTTTTTCAGGGCGAATTTGAGTTATTTCTTTACCGTTTCTAATGCATGGTGATATTCTTTCAAGAACTTTAACTCTTGAATGACTAGATACTTGCATAATTTCTTCAAATCCTGAACATGCTTTCCAAATTTCCATAAATTTACCTATGTTAGTTAGTTAGTTTAGGTCATTATATCACAAGGACATATATGAGTGCGTTAGAAATATTACTTAATCTTATAAAAGTTAGTGAAGGGTGCAAATTAAATTCATATAAGGATTGTATAGGAATCTGGACGCTGGGTTATGGCCAAACTTGTGGAATAAAACAAGGTATGACATGGACACAGCAGCAAGCGGATGAAGATGTAGCTAAAACAGCGTTAGCAGTACTTAACCGAGCGGTAAAGTATTCCCCCATCCTAGCAACGGCTAACATTGAAAAATTAGCTGCTATCGCTGACTTCATTTATAATCTGGGTGTTGGTAATTATGCCAAGTCAACGTTAAAAAAACAAGTTGATGCGGGTAACTGGCTGGCGGCTTCCTCCGAAATAAAGAAATGGGATAAAGCAGGCGGTAAGGTCTTAAAAGGTCTTACTATTCGTAGAAATAAAGAAGCAGAATTAATACTCCTATGATTAACTTAGAATTAGAACTAGAAGAAATTAACATCATTATGAACGCTTTAGGTGTAGGCCAATTCGTTCAAGTAGCTGGCGTTATCAAAAAGATTCAAGAACAAGCAGGCCCACAAGTTGCTGCGATGCCTGCTGAAGAAGAAGTTATTTAATTCCTGGTATTGGTGGGATAGGAACAACTAGCATAGCAGGCGCTATTTGTTCCATCGGTGGTAAGATCGATTCAGGTGTAGTGATATTAGTTCCTAATGCCATGCGGTTAATCACCATCCCATTAGTACAGGTAGTTTGCGTACCAAAAGTAGTGCAGTTAATTGTTTCTGCTGATGCCACATTAACCATTATTGATATGATTAACGCTATAGTAAGGTATAAATTAATCATTCTAGCTTTATAAAGTTTAGTTTCTAATTCTTCACAGTTGTAAAAGATCATTATTGTTCTCCAAATAATTGATTGCGTTCCCTAGCCATTCTCAAGGTGCAAAAGCGTTGATGTAGTCGTATCAATACCATCGCACGTCTAGCACCTACTTTTTCTTTCTCAAGAAGGGAAAGGACTTCTTTTTCATCTAAATCTATTAATACTTCATTCAGCTTTCGCCAACTCAAATTCATCGAAGCTCCAAAATAGCTATTTCTGATAAGGTGCATTTCTCCTGCAAAACAGAGTAGATGCGTTCGTCTATCGTTTTATCGGTCAGCATGACGTAACACCACACTTCCCGCTTTTGACCACTCCTATGGATACGCCCTATTGCCTGTTCGTACAGCTCCAGTGACCACGGGAGCGATAAGAACACTATCTTATTGCCATGATGCTGAAGATTTAGGCCATGCCCTGCGCTCTTAGGGTGCGCCAATAACAACTCAATCTGCCCCGTATTCCAACGATCAACAGCGTTATGGTCATCTAAAGTTTGCGCATGGGGGTATCTGCGCTTCAATTCAGCTAACTCCTCCTTGTAGGTGTAAAAAATCATTGTACAGTCTCGCTGATTTTCTGCAAGCAATTCTTCTAACCTATCGAATTTATGACTGGAAAACCAAATCGATTCAGTTGACGAATCATACTTACCTGGAGTCTTAGCAGGCGTAGTAGTCGTATGATAAACAAAGCCTGAACTCATTTGTTGCAGTTTGCTTGTCACGACTGCCGAATTAACCGCAACGGCCGTCACGCTAGGAAATTTCACTACAAAATCCTTCTTCATGGTGTTGTAGAGTTCCAAATCCATTTGGCACTTTACTTCAACAATGTGCAAAGGGGGCATTAAGTCAGTATAATCCCCTGCGTCTAATAGATAAGTCGCTGGACGTATCGCTTTCATAATCTTAGGTAAGGAATCAGAACGTGCAGCCCATTCTCCATAATCACGATTCAACAGTACGAAATACTTTTCTAAGAAAGCACCTTTGCTTCTACCTAGCAATGTTTGGTCTACTACTTTACATTGCCCAAACACATCTTCTAAACCATTGCTAGTGAATGACCCTGTTAAACCCCAACGTATCTTGAACAGATCAATTACTTTAAACAAAGCTTTAAAGCGTGAGCCAGAAGGGTTCTTTAAGCGTGTCAGTTCATCGAAAACAATACCATCGAATTTCAACAGTTCCGGATGTTCACGGCATAGCCATAGCAAATTATCGTAATTCGTTACGATGACATTGGAGCTGCATTTAAAAGCGTCCAATCTGTTCTTAGCTGTACCAACAGCTACTTCAATGTATAGATTAGAAGCCCATTTAAGCCCTTCCTGCCTCCAAACATCTGTGCACACACGCTTGGGCGCAAGCACTAGGAATCGCTTAACATGCCCATCCTGTATCATCGCCTGCATAGCTGTTAGAGTGATGGCCGTCTTGCCAGCACCAACAGGCGCAAGGATCATCGCTCGATCACGGCTGTACAAGAAGTCAGCAGCTTCATCCTGATACGGTCTTAATACCATTGCCTTGTCCAGTTCAAGTAAGCTTTACACGGAGTGCTTCCAAAACCTTTAATCTCATAAGGCCCAATGCACAGCCTCATATTGCCTACACGTTTAATTCTAGGTTTAATGTTCATATTCATGCGCGTTGCGCCAATCTATAAATAGGGTGCACTCAAGTTCTTTTAATTCTTTCTTTGCGTCCATGTGCCACATGTAATCTTTGGAGTCTATCTCAATAGTAAGATGACGCTGACAGTCTTGCTTCTTCTCGCAGTTGCTACCAAGACAACGTGCTGTTTCTTCAGATAGTGGGCGTTTTATTTTCATTCCCCACCTCCAATACCGTGTGCTGGTTTTGTTTTTTGTAATCTACCAATAAATCTTTTTACAAGCCCTCTATACGCTAGTATTATTTCATCATCATCACTCAAAGGCTCACGCTTCAAATCTAGCTCTGCTTGTGCATAACCTTCTTGGTAAAACACTCGATTACTTTTAACCTGCTTCATTAACTCTTCACCTGTAATATGTGACACAGGTGCCTCTACAGCCAACTTCATCCGTTCTAAATCAAAGTTGATAGGCTCTTGTTCAGGTTTTGGTGGTGCTGTGTAGAGTGGTATAACATAACCTCTTAAAATGTTTTTTTCTTTTAGCACATATAATTCAATACTATCTTGCATCCAAGCCACAGGTTCACACTCAGGTTGGGCGAGGAGTTCTTTTATTCTAGTGCTCATAATCTTATTTCCTCCAATGATATTGTATGTTCTCTACCTAGATTATTAACTACAATTCCTGTTCCTAATGTCCACCCACACGCTTCCTTAAATCTAACTACGTGCACATACAAGATGTTATTTGGGTAATGTGGTCTATGGTATTCTACTACACGACCGACATGTAATTGCTTCAACAACTCTCTTTCATCACTCAAAGGCTCACGTTTTGGTGGTGCTGTGTAGAGCAAATCCCCATCCTTTAAGTCTCTATGTCTACATGTTAATTTAACTGTATGCGCAGAGTCGTCTGGGTAGCCTCCAATAGTTATTACAATACCAACAGGCTCTTGCTCAGGTTGGTCTAGTGCAGACTGTATGTCCCAATATAAGTCATAATAAGGGCCTTTTAATCCATGCAATATATCTCGTACTCTTATTAGTAAATCTCTTTCTTTACTCATTCCCCACCTCCAGTTATACCGTGTGGCTTTACTGTATTCATATCGCACATCCACACCCCCCATATTCTTGACTATCTTCTGGCGATACCAAATTAGGTTCTAAATATTCTTCTCTATATTGCTTAAGAGTTAATCTTCTTAATACTTTAGCTTCTGTTTTCTTAAGGAAGGGATATACAGCACCAATAGTTTCATAAACATCAGCTTCTTTAGCTTCAAATTCAGCATATCTTTCTGGGTTTGCTTCAAATAAAGCTTTGTAATGGCCTAATCCCGCCTTGATACAAAACCCACCGCAGTTATTATGTCCTAGTTTCCATTCATAAAGCCTTGGTCGTTTAATCCCAAATTGCTCTGAAAAGTCTTTATGTATTATCCTTCCATCTTCTATTAATGTTGATCTGTAAACATAAGGTTTCATTCTTTTCTGAACATTGACAAGGCGATGTTCTTCGGAATAATCAATCCCTAAGTGCATTTCTGCTTCTTCTGGTTGATAATTCTTTTTAAACCACTTATTAAGTGGTTCACGTTTTAATAATTTACTGCAAGGGTCAACCATTGAATTACCCATAAACTTTACGTCTTTAAATACTTCAAACGGAGTTCTTCCATCTGCTATAGTTACTAATTCACAGCCTAGAAAAGCAACGCACTCATATTTAAATCTGTATAAGTCCTCATCTTCCATCATGGTGTCAGCAAATAGCAAGGTGACATTTTCTTTGCCAAACTTATCGACACAAGCTTTCGCTTCTGCAAAACTACCCATGCCGCCACTAAAGCTTATTATGTGTTTTATGTTACTCATTCCCCACCTCCAGTTATACCGTGTGCTTTTTCTATTGCTCTTGATAGTTCAAATACGCCTGTACCTTTAAAATCTTTCGGGTTCATTTCTAAACCCATATCTTCTAAGCATACTTTTGTCGCTATTTTTAGTACATCTTCATCACTCAAAGGCTCACGTTTTGGTGGTGATGTGTAGAGTGGTATAATATTAGTAATTGCACGATTACTAGTTATCGATTCGGCTCTTGTAAGACAGTCGTACCGTGTCTCTCCATATTCATCTTCTCCTTTAATATTCCAGTCATACATCCAAGCCACAGGCTCACACCGGCTCTGTTCAGGTTGGGTTAGGACTGCTTCTACTTCACAACTTAACTCGTGATTTAACCAACCTGTAGTTAAAATCTTTTTCAACAACTCTCTTTCTTCACTCATCACACACCTCCAAACGGTATAAGGAAATCACAGGCTTCATCGTTGGTATAGTTCAGCTCAACACTGGCGTCCATAAAAAACTGGTAAGGACTGCTATCTAACTCGATGGTCAGGTATCGCTGGCATATGTTCTTCTGATCGCACTTACTGCCTACACACCTAGATGTGTCAGTATTCAGGGGTATTTTCATTTTCACAGTTATCTCCTATACCAATATAATCTCCCACTCTGGGAGGCGTTTCACCTACCGCTTTACGGTAGTAGTCTTGCATTGCCATACCCTCCCATCCATCATGCCAGCCGACAGGTACAGGCTTAGTTTCCTGCTTTACCGTGGATAAAGTACTCCTTGTTGTGCCTGTTTTTCTTGCTATGTCGGCAAGGCTAAAGCCTTTGCTGTAAAGCACCTGAAGAATTAAAGAGTAATCAATATCTCGCACCACTGTTAATCCTCCCGTCCATCATTCTGCGTCTGGCTTCATCGCAGTACAGTTCCATGTCCTTACTGCGGTGCATGAACTGAACGATCTGTGCAGACATTCCGGTAATCTTAATGACCGGACGTTTGTACATGAACGCGCACATTTCTCTTATGTACGGTAGCCAATCCATGATCTCAGCGCGGTTATACAGGACTGTTCCATCCATGTGAGTGCTGGTATGCTTAGGCATACAATAGCGCGCGTCTTTGACGATCTTGTCGAGCGTTAAAGCTTTGATGCCTATTAGCGTTAGTATTTCTTTCTTGGTGATGTTAAATTGAGCGATAGGTCGGATACCATCTACACTTAAGCGCTTGTTGAGGCGTTTCAAGCGGACACGCTCATTGATAGCGATTCGATTCTTGTCGTAGTAGGCAAAGCTTCTTTGCCGTTGTAGTTCTTGTGCGCTCATACCATGACCTCTTTAAAAGCTTTAGTTCTAGCTGAAGCTGTGGTTAAGCCGTTCATGCGTTTGTAGCGGCTGACTAAGTAATCAAATTCATCTTCCTGCTTGTCAGTTGGACGTTTAAGCTTTCCTTTTACTACTTGTTCGTACAGCCAATCTATATCTTGATCTATCATTTCAATATCCTAAGTGTGAGTCCCCAAATACTCTAAAGCCCAGTTATCAATCTGTTCGACTGTCCAAAGACAGGCGTAGTTTTGATTAAGCCTTATCATTTCTTGTGCAAATAATTTTTGTAATTCCGATAAGCGCCCACCTTTTGTTTTTAATTCTACGAACCAACATGTGCCATCTGCCAGGCAAGCGATCCGATCCGCTACGCCTCGCTGGGGAGGTGAAGTAAACTTGAAGGTCTTGCCTCCATTTACGTCAACTACCCATTTGAAATGCTTTTCAATGTCACGCTCTAGCATTTAATCTCTCAGCGTCACAAAAGAAGTGACGTTAGTTGGCAGTTCCAATACCTGGTAAATACGTTCATCACCTTTTATACCTTTGTCGATGATAAACATGCCGCTGCCAGTTTTATGAATTACTCGTCCTTCTTTTGTAAAGGTTGCACCGATAAAACCACCTAATGTAAAAGCAGATAAGATTAATATGATTGCTGTTTTATTGTTCATTTCATTTACTCTCGTTTCGTTTCGTTTAGTGAGGTGACAGCTTACCACTGTAAAAAAGATTTGTACAATATATTTTTTTGTGAAATAATGTACCCACTTTAAACGAAACGAGAATAAATTAATGGCACACTCAAAGATTGTTGGCGGTTCTACTGCTAAACGTGTTATCAACTGCCCCGGTAGCGTTGCACTATGTAATGCTGCACCTGAAAAGCCTTCTTCTAGTTACGCTGAAGAAGGTACACTTCTTCATAACACCATTGCTGAATGGCTTGCGGATGGAAAAAAACCTATTGCTAGTGATATACTGACGCAAGACTTAATTGATGACAAATACTCTGTCGCACTGGAGTTGCTTAATGAAATTGATCCCGAATTTGGTATGGACTACGCGGTGGAAGTTGAAGTCGGATTTGGCGATTTCATTCCTGATGTATTTGGTTCTTGTGATCTACTCGGCAGGCTGGGTAATCGTGCTATCGTACTGGATTGGAAGTTCGGTAACGGTGTGGCGGTTGATGCGATAGAAAACGAACAGCTAATGTTCTACGCGGCAGCGGCTATGCGTACTGAGAAGGCTCAGTGGGCGTTCAAGGATGTACAAGAAGTCGAGCTAATCATTATACAACCGCCAATGATTAAGCGTTGGGTCACTACGATAGAACGCATTAAAGCGTTTGAACAGCAACTGTTAAGTGCTGTTAATGCTTCAATGAAGATAGGCGCGCCCCTCCGTGAGGGTAACCATTGTAAATGGTGTGCCGCTAAGCCTACTTGCCCACTAATGACAGGTGCAGTTGATCGCGCTCTGAAAGTAAAGATTGATGCGATTGATGCGCCTGCTATAGATGCGTACCTTCAAAACGCTGAAATTCTGGAAGAATGGATAAAAGACTTACGCGCTCTAGCGTTCACTATGCTTGAATCAGGTCGTGATTTACCGAATTACAAGCTTGTTGCGAAACGTGCAACACGCAAATGGTCAGATGAAGTTGAAGCTAAGAAAGCTTTACTTGCAACTGGCTTAACAGAATCTGATGTGATGGAATCATCGTTTATCTCTCCTGCCCAAGCTGAAAAAAAGCTCAAGAAGCTTAAGCAGCCCCTGCCAGAAGGATCAACGGTATCCATTTCGTCAGGTAGCACTATGGCACATGTGGACGATCCTCGTCCTGCTGTGCTTTTAATCGGTCAGCAATTAACGGCTGCCCTCACTAAACTTCAATAAGGTATATTAGCATGTCAAATTTAGTTGCGTTCTCTGGTTCTAACCTTCCTTCTGTTACTTCACTATCTACTGCACTTCGTTCTTTGGAAACAGAAGTTGGTGGCTCTGCTGGCTCTGCGATTCTTAAAATGGATCGTACTGGTCATTGGGTGTTTGGTGCAGGCGAATCTGAAGTAGAATCAGACTCTACATGGGCGGTTAATCCGTTCTCTTTCGTACACGGTTTTATTTGCTGGGGTGAAGGTGAAGTTCTAGGTGAAAAGATGGTGGGCATCACTCAACCATTGCCTGAACTTGACGCTGCGCCTGCTGGCGGTAAGCGTGGATGGGAAACTCAAGTCGGTATGAGCTTAAAATGCTTGTCCGGTGAAGATAAAGGTTTGGAAGTTCGTTACTCAACTACTTCGGTAGGTGGTAAGCGTTCAGTACAAACTCTTGCAGTTGAAATAGCTACGCAAGTTGACCTAGATCAAGGTAAACCTGTTCCAGTGATAAATCTAAAGAAAGAATTTTACCAGCATAAAGCGTACGGTAAGATTTACACTCCAGTGTTTGATGTAGTTGAATGGGTTGGCTTAGATGGTGAAACTAAGGATGAAGATGGTGTACCAGCGGAGACTGGTAGACGTAGACGGTCTAGTTAAGGAGAAGCCCTTTCTCGAAAGGGCTTTTTTATGGTATAGTTTTATAGTGGCTAGGCTGATCCCCGAAAACTCCTTTAGTAAGAGTCCGCCACTTTAACCTTCACTAACCTAACTAAGGGGATTTTCAATGCTTACTCAGCAGCTATTAAAAGATTTATTACATTATGATCCTGATACAGGCGTATTCACTAATTTAGTTAATCGCGGTAAAAGAGCTTTGATTGGCGATCAAGCAGGATATTTACACCCTACGGGATACGTTAAAATTGTGGTTAACCGTAAGCTTTATCGCGCTCATCGTTTAGCGTGGCTTTATATGTATGGAGTTTGGCCTAAAGATCAGCTAGACCATATCAATAGAATCAGAGATGACAATCGGATTAATAATTTAAGAGAAGCTTCTAATTCTGAAAACCTTCAAAATATGTCTTTAACTTCACGCAATACATCGGGTTATAAAGGCGTTAGTTGGAATAAACGGGAGCGTAAATGGTACGCCAGGATTTATTTAAATTATAAGGAAATCTATTTAGGCTATTTTACTAATTTAGATGATGCTGTCGCAGCAAGAAAACAAGCAGAAGAACAATTACATCCTTATAGGCGCGTAGCATGACTATGCTATTTATCGATTTTGAAACAAAGAGCGCCTGTGACTTGAAGAAGCATGGGGTTTACAATTACGCGCAAGACAGAAGCACTGAGGTGCTGTGCATGTCTTACGCATTTGATGATGACGTTCTAACTTGGACACCGGATCAACCATTTCCTGAGGCTGTCAGAAATTACAAAGGTGAGATACGCGCGCATAGCGCTACCTTTGAGCGCCTAATTTTTTGGTATGCGTTAGGCATTAACTTTAAGCTGGAACAATTCTACTGCACGGCTACCCAAGCTAGGGCTAACTGCCTCCCCGGTAGTCTTGAAGATATTGGTAGGGCTATGTCCGCTAAGATGAAGAAAGATCATCGAGGCAAACAGCTAATCCGTCAGTGTTGCGTTCCTCCTTATAATACTGCGTTATTGCCTGAGCTGATTCATTACTGTGAACAAGACGTGCGGGCTATGCGTGAGATTAGTCTAGCGCTACGTCAGTTAGATGCTGATGAACTGCTTGACTATCATATTAATGAGCGCATCAACGATAGGGGTTTGCTAATCGATGTGCCGTTATGTCATGCTGCTATTGGTTACGCTACGGCTGAACTGGAGGACATCCAGACGTTAGTGAAAGATATTACAGGTATTAGCTCGGCTAGATCGCCAAAGCTTAAACAGTGGGTAGCTGACCGTATGGATCCTGAACTGATGATGGTTGAGGATAAGTTGTCACTCAACAAAAATGTTCGTACTGCCTTACTGCAACTTGATCTACCTGATGAAGTATTAGATGTTGTTCAATGTATCGATGACATTAGTGCTTCCTCGGTGGCTAAGTTCAAGCGTATGGGTGAGCTGGCTGACGTTGAAGATCACCGCGTCCGTGGTGCGTTTGTTTTTAATGGTGGCTCGGCTACTGGCCGTGCTTCATCGTATGGCGTTCAGCTTCAGAACATGGCTCGTGTGTGTGCTAAAGACCCTGTTGCGGTGCGTAAAGCTATGATGGCTGGTGATTCCTTAAGCGCGTTCGGCAATCGTGTGACAGACGTGCTGAAGGGCATGATACGTCCTGCTATCATCCCTGCACTCGGCAATGTTCTGATCGTAGCTGACTGGGCGGGTATTGAAGCACGGTGTAATCCTTGGTTATCTAATCATGTGGCCTCGGAAGCTAAGCTGGACATCTTCCGATCCGGTGGCGATGTGTATGTCGAGAACGCTAAGTCAACTTTCAACACGAAAGAAGTCACCAAAGAGCAACGTTTCATTGGTAAGGTGCAAGAACTCGCTTTAGGTTATTCCGGTGGAACTGGCGCTTTTGCGTCAATGGCTAGAATCTATGGGCTTAACATGCCCGAATACCAAATCAAGCGCATGATTAATGGGTGGCGTGTGGCTAATCCGTGGTGTATCCCGTATGGCCAAGAGTTAGAGCGCGCTTACATGAGCGCAATGCGTCATAAAGGGCATGAGTTCTCTGCTGGTCGGGTAACGTATTTGTTTGATGGTGAGCATCTGTGGTATATTCTTCCGTCTAGGAGAGTGTTGAATTACCCATTCGCTCGGATTGAAGATGGCGCTGTCACTTACCTTAAAGCCGCGTTCAAGCCTGCTTCTGACGCTGTTGAATGGCCTCGCGCTAGACTATGGCAAGGTATAGCACAAGAAAACTGCGCTCAAGCTACTGCAAATGATTTATTAAGGTATTCACTTCGGCAGTTGGATGGCGTTATAGCGCACATCCATGATGAAATCGTTGTCGAGTGTAGAGAAGATGAAGCTGAAAACATAACAAAAAGAATGACATCCAGCATGTGCAGTGCGCCAGTTTGGGCTGAAGGACTACCACTGGATGTCGAAATAGCAACAATGTATCGATATGGAAAATAAAATGAACTTTATTGACTACCTAATTAGTATAGCTCCTTCTGAAGAAACAGTATTATTCGTTAAGCAAATTCCTAAACCTGATCTTTTTCATGCAGATGGAGCGCAAAAATGCACATGGCCTGCCTATCTTCCTTCTAAGTATGACGGTAAAGGTGCTTGGTATTGTAACACCGCCAGCTTCATCCTCAAACGCTTTAAAGACGGCAAACCGAGTGCTTCTGCAACTAATTGTGAGTTGGTGGCGTTCTTGGTGCTGGACGATGTTGGTACGAAATCAAAAATTCCTGATCTAGCACCGACTTGGATCATGGAAACCTCGCCTGGCAACTATCAATATGGCTACACCTTTAGCCTTGAAGATCAACCGACAAAAGGAAATTTCAGTGCAGCTATTAAATCTATTGCTAGTGCGGGCTATACAGATGGTGGGGCTATTAATGCTGTGCGTAATTTTCGGCTTCCAAACAGTGTTAATCATAAGCCTGATCGTGGCGGCTTTCTTTCTCGGTTAGTGTCGTTCAATCCTGAAAGAGAGTTCACCCTTCCGCAAATCTGTGACGCATTAGGTGTTACTCCTGCGGAAGCAGACACCGCCAGCGTGAAGCGTATCGACTTATTAGATGATGGCACTGATGACGTGCTGACTTGGCTTGTTGGGCGTGGTGATGTCATCGAGGGTGCTAATGGTGAAGGCTGGGTTGGAGTGACGTGCATCAACGCTGGCGCTCACTCGGACGGTAATCCTATGGCGCGGTATCATCCGGTTAATCGCTCTTACATGTGCTTCCATGAGTCCTGCCAACATCTTGACAGTAAGACCTATCTTGAGTGGGTACAGGCTGAAGGAGGGCCTAAGCATACACATGGCTTGCGTGAAGAATTGTTAGCGTCAGTTATGAATGACACCCTAGCCAAGTTAGAACCGTCCGACATGTTCACTAATGATGCAATTACCGCCATCGCTGAAGTAGATCGTAAGGAGTTAGGCAGACTGGAAAAAAAAGACTGGTTTAGCAGGTTTGCGTACATCCAAGTGGATGAGTCCTATTTTGACTTGCAAGCTAGACGTGAAGTCAGCAGGGCTACTTTCAACGCCTTGTTTCGTCATGTTGAGTGCAAGTCCATACACTCAGGCCGTAAGATAGAAGCGTCTATTTGCTATGACGAGAACAGACAAGCGATGGGCGCTCATGCTTTAGTTGGCATCACCTATGCGGCAGGCGATACGATGCTGACCGCGCTTGATGGTGACATGTACGGTAATCGCTGGCGTGACGCACGTCCTGATGTGTCGGGTAAAGCTGGCAATGTCACCCGTTGGCTTGACCACTGCAAGACCTTAGTGCCTAATGAAGCTGAATTGGCGCATATCTTCAACGTCATGGCGTATAAAGTACAGCACCCTAACGTTAAGATCAACCACGCCATTCTGCACGGTGGCGATCAAGGAGCTGGAAAGGATACCATGTACGCGCCGTTCATTTGGGCGGTGTGTGGCCCTCACCTTAAGAACCGAGGCTTGGTTGATAACGATGGTATTGCTTCACAGTTTGGTTACGCCCTTGAGTCAGAAATCCTTATCATTAACGAACTAAAAGAACCGGACGCTAAAGAAAGACGTTCGTTAGCCAACAAACTCAAGCCAGTCATTGCAGCGCCACCAGAAACCTTAACGATCAACAGGAAGGGCTTGCACCCGTATGATATGGTCAATCGTATCTTCGTGCTAGCGTTCTCTAATGATCCCGTCCCTATTCAGTTGGAGTCACAAGACAGACGATGGTTCTGCGTTTGGTCACACGCCCCTCGCATGTGTCCGGAAGAAGCACGGTCTATGTGGGACTGGTTCAAGACCGGAGGCGGCTATGAAGCCATAGCGTCTTGGTTGCTGGTGCGCGACGTTAGCGCGTTCAACCCTGGTGCTACACCCATGATGACGGAGTTCAAACTGAACCTAGTTGAGCAGGGCATGTCAACTGCCGAGTCGTACCTAGTTGACTTGATGCGCTTGCGTGTCGGAGAGTTTGCATCGGGAGTGATAGCGTCTCCCTTCCATGCGCTTTGTGATCGTTTAGCTAATAGCGCACCAGGTAATGTTAAGGTTCCTCAAGCTGCACTACTTCACGCCCTTAAAGAGGCTGGCTGGAATGATATGGGCCGTATTGCATCAAGGGAATTTACCACACAAAAACATATTTACACCGCCCCTAATGACGAAGCAATTAACGCGCTGAGTAAGTCAGACCTTAGAAGAATGGTTGAGCCGGACAGAAACAGAAAATTGACACTTGTCAATTAGAAATCTGAAATTTTTGAAAACCAAATCCAATCGGATTAAATTGGGTTTGGTCTAGAAATAGTTGGGAATTTTAACTTTTAGCTTGATGGAGCATTCAGCCTACGGATTTTATCAGTGGCTTTTTAGTATCGATTCGCTATCAAATCCAAGCGGGAATTTAATCGATTTTAAGCGCGTTCTTTTTTAAGGCTATGTAAGTATTACTTTTACATTATCGGGCCTTAAAACGTGTTTTTTAAGGTTAGCTTGTTTGATTAATAGCTAGGTTATAGACTGGAATACTGGAACACAAGACAAAAAAAAGGCCGCTTATTAGGCGGCCGTGTTAAGTTATTAAGTTAAATTAGTCTAAGGTGTATCGTTAAAATGTTTGGTTAAAAGGTACTGTATCAATTTACTTTTATTTTTCATATCTTTTAACCGCCGCACTTGCCACCTTTTTAAGCTAAAAGTTGCAAGTATGTTTTTTTCATCATCTGGTATTGATGGTCTACCTGGTAACTTCATTTTAAAATCTCCTTTTATCTATAATTTCATAAATTTTATTTATATCTTTATTAAAAATTGAACTAAAATAATTTTTAGCACAATAATAACCATCAGACTCTAGTGTAATAGTAAAATTCTTATAAATTGTATAAAACATAATCTTATAACCTACAAGGCATGATTACGTAAATAATGTCGTTTGCTTTAGCAGGCATAAAATAACCGGCCAGCTCAAAACTATATAATCTTTTAGGCGTGGTATTATCAAAATATTTACCTATCGCATCATTAGCAATGGCTACATATGCCCAGTCGAATTGATGTTGGATAGAGTTTAAATTTTTATCGTGGTCATTTAACTTGATAGGGTCAATTATCTTTTTAAACCCCGGATATACATGATCAATAGGCGTAAATACTTCGACTTGGTTCATACATTGCAGCTGGTATTGATTATTAATTAATGCGATGTTACATTCCATGTTTTCATGTTTTGTTCCAACTTTTTTTAATAAAGCTTTAATCGTATCACCTGGCACGATAAGATGCTCATGCTCGGATGGAATACTGTTGGCATAGGTGTATAAATGGCATAGCATATGACCATTTGATCCGGTAATATGTGTTGTAGTGATGTTTAATCCGTTAAGATAAAACCTTGTATCCGGTTTTTTAGGTGTTGCGCTTAGTGCCAGTCTTAAGTCTTTAATTTTCATTTTAGTTTCTCTTTTAGTTTAGTTTAGTGAGTGATTAAGATAAGGCAACAAGCAATTTACAGATTAGGCGTATGCCGCCAATAAATATCAACGCGCTTGTTGCCGCTAAAATGTAAATTTTTAAGTCGATTGTTGGTATCGCGTTTGCTTTTAAAGTTATTCTTTCGTTATTAATAATGTATTTTTTCATTGTTTTAAGCTCTTATATGGTAATAGATATATTACCGTTTGAGTTGGCATAGTAGCCAACAAATGAGCCTTTGCGGGTTCTTACGGTTCCGGTTGAATAATGTCTGCCATCAAGGTAGACACCGTAATTGTTACAATCTGGTATTAGTACCAGATTGCCTGGTAAATAAGACAATGAGAGTTTGTTAATTTTGTATGATTTCATAGTTTTTCTCTTTTTGGTTGATGTGGGTTAAATAATAAAACTATTTAGTTTTAATGTAAATAAATCTTTTACAAATATTTGTGTATGCAATGTAAGTTAAATGTAAGCAGTCAAAATAGGTGTAATTGCATACACGCGCGCCCATTATTGGCGGGGCTTTAAACCTATTGTATATAATGTAAGTAGATAGTTAATACTTTAATTTTTAAAATAATATAATATAATAGTTTTATTATTACAGGAAAAAAATGTTATCAGCCACCGACTTTTTTTTGATGCAAACATTGCTTACATTGCATACATTTTAAAATGCCACGCTTACTGGTCCCATCTAATGTATGCAATGTAAGCTATCAAAAACAAATAGCTTACATTGCATACATTTTTAATCGTGTACTAAATCGTGGCATTTTATAAAGCACCGATGCAAAACATTAATGATAACAATAACTTGCGATGCTATTCAAGTCCTGTCTCCGGTCTTGAATGGGTACCAGACTCAATACTCAAACCCTAAACTGTATATGATTCAATAGCTTAGACTAGAATGGTATGGCATAACATATCTCGGTATGTTTGATGGGGGGGATATAAGGGGATTTTGAACCGTCCGTTGACCATGTCCACCCCCCTCAGTAAAATTTTTTTAAAAAATAATTAGGCACCTCAGTAAATTTTTTATTTTTTCTGGTTTTAGCTACCCGCTTAAAAATTTTTTAAAAATTAAATGGTGAAGATGTAAAAAACTTTACTACTAAATGGAAATGATGTTAAATACAACTTTACACAAGGACAGACGATGATTTCGATCCCCTTCACTCCAAGAGAAGTGCAAGCCACCGAATGGCGTTTACAACAAATATATGACGCTGCCGCCTTGGGGCTAAAAGGTGACAAGCTTGCCTTAGCCGCAGGAATGTTACCTTCCGAATATCGACAGTTATGTCAGCTCGACCCTGTTGCTGAAATGGCAGCGTTGAAAGGCGCAGCCGATGGAGAATTGGAAGCGTCAACTCAGTTAAGAGAAGCTGCCAGAAACGGCGACGCTAAAGCGGCGCTGTCAATCCTGCAACACGCTCATGGTTGGACTGCCAAGCAAGAAATATCCATGTCAATTGAAACTATCAATATACAATCTGCCCTAGATGAAGCACGCAGTCGCGTCATGGAAAAGATGGTTGTTGATGTTCCACACGTTACACTTACAACCAAGGACATTAATGGCACAACAACCAATATACCGACCAGACGAAGAACAAACGCTGATGGTGGAGTTATGGTCGCCAAAGATAGCGGATGATCCCGAAGCGTTTGTGCTGTTCGTGTTCCCTTGGGGGAAGAAGAACACCCCACTAGAACACTTTCACGGGCCGAGGAAATGGCAACGTGAAGTGCTAAGGGATATTGCTAACCATATTAAGGAGAATAAAGGTGAAATCGACATGTCAACTCTGCGTTCTGCTGTCTCCTCAGGACGGGGGATTGGTAAGTCTGCGTTAGTGGCGTGGCTAATATTGTGGATGTTGACCACACGGGTAGGCTCAACGGTGATCGTGTCGGCTAACTCAGAGAGTCAGCTAAAGTCCGTGACCTGGGGTGAACTGTCACGGTGGTACGCCATGTCGATTAACACGCATTGGTTTGAACTGTCTGCTACTAAGATGGCTCCCGCTACATGGTTGACCACACTGGTTGAAAATCAACTGAAGAAGGGTACACGGTATTGGGGCGCAGAAGGGAAATTGTGGAGCGCTGAGAACCCTGACAGTTATGCGGGTGTTCACAACCATGACGGAATGATGCTGATCTTTGACGAAGCATCAGGTATACCTAATGAGATATGGTCGGTAGGGGCTGGTTTCTTTACTGAAAACATTCTTGATCGGTACTGGTTTGCTTTTAGTAACCCTAGACGGAATGAAGGGTACTTTTTTGAGTGCTTTCATGGAAAACGAGCGTTTTGGAAAAGTCGGACAGTGGACGCAAGAACTGTCGAGGATACCGACAAGCAAGTGTATGAGCAAATCATTGCGGAATATGGTGAAGATTCCTCCCAAGCACGAGTGGAAGTGTACGGTGAATTTCCGTCAGCGGGAGAGGATCAGTTCATTTCACCTGACATTATCGAAGATGCGTTTCAGCGTCCTCAATATAAGGATACGACTGCTCCTATTGTTATCGGTGTTGATCCTGCACGAGGCGGGGCTGACTCAACGGTGATTGTGGTCAGGCAAGGGCGTGACATCATCAACATTAAACGCTACTCCGGAGAGGATACGATGGCGATTGTTGGGCGAGTGATTGAGGCGATTGAACAGTACCGCCCCACACTGACGGTGATCGATGAAGGAGGGCTGGGGTATGGTATTCTTGATCGCTTGGTGGAGCAACGGTACAAGGTCAGGGGCGTGAATTTTGGTTGGAAGGCGACTAATGCTATCATGTGGGGCAACAAACGTGCTGAGATGTGGGGAACCATGAGGGACTGGTTGAAAACTGCCAGCATTAAGGAGGATAGGCAACTGAAGTCAGATTTAATAGGGCCTATGAAGAAACCTAATTCGTCAGGTACAATCTTCTTAGAAGGTAAGAAAGAAATGCGGTCTAGGGGCCTAGCCTCACCTGACGCAGCGGATGCATTAGCGGTTACTTTTGCTTTCCCTGTCGCTCAACGCGAACAACGGGAGCAACGCGAACAACGACCAAACAATTCATCCGGGGGTAGTGGTGGTTCTTGGATGGGCGCTTAACATTTTAATAGTTTAGGAATTATGATGAATAAAGATATAGATTCAATAATGGCGTCCTTTGAAGATGCGGATGTGGAAACAGACCAAGATCAAATGGATGAAGATACGCTAAAGGACATACGCGAACGCTTTAGTTCAGCTATAGAGTTTACGGCTACAAATAGACAAGAAATGTTGGATGACATTCGTTTTGCACGCTTAGGCGATCAATGGCCTGAGTCTGCAAAGTATGACCGTAATCGCCCAGGTAAAGAAAGACCAATGTTGGTCATTAATCGCTTGCTTCAGTATCGTGACCGTGTGGTCAATGAGATTCGTCAGAACACACCGAGTATTCGTATTCGTCCGGTCAACGATGAAGCCGATCAGGAAACAGCGGAAGTGTTGCAAGGGTTGATTCGTCACATTCAGGACAACAGCAATGCTGGGATGGCTTACGATACCGCTGTTGAATCACAAGTGGATATGGGTATTGGCTATGTGCGTATTCGTAACGACTGGGCAAATGATGATTCATTTGACCAAGAGATTTACATTGACCGGATACCTGACCCTTTTAAGGTGTACATGGATCCGCACAGCAAATCACCGGATGGCTCTGATGCCGAATGGTGTATTTTAGCTGAAGAAATATCTAAAGATGAATTTGAGCGATTGTACCCAGGTGTTGAAGAAACGCATTTTGATGATGCAGGTAATGGTGATGCTCAAGGTTGGTTTACCAAGGACAGCGTTCGTATTGCTGAATACTATTATATAGAGCATGAAGAAGTCGAGATAACTGACCCACAAGACCCAACGCAAGTGCGTATAGCTGATAAAAAACGCTGTATGTGGTGTAAGGCTACTGGCGATACTATTTTAGAGCGTGGTGAGCTTCCTACAAAGTATATCCCTATTGTTCCGGTTATCGGGCATGAATTATGGCTACAAGGTAGACGCTATTTATCAGGATTAATCCGCAATGCTAAAGATGCTCAACGTTTATATAACTATTATCTATCTGCTAATGCTGAAAATGTCGCTTTATCTCCTAAAGCTCCATTTATAGGCGTAGCAGGGCAATTTGAAACTGACCCTAATTGGGGAAGGGTAAACAAAGAATCAGTTGCATACCTTGAATATGACCCCGTATCGATAGCTGGAACACCTGTTGGCTCACCTCAACGGGCGATGCCTCCGCAATCTAGCCCTGCGATCATGCAAGCTATTCAATTAGCTGAAAATGACATCATGCAAAGCATGGGGATTTACCAACCAACGCTAGGCGCTCAGTCTAACGAAACGTCCGGTAGAGCCTTGTTATTGAGGCAAAAACAGGCTGACATTAATACGTTCCATTATCAGGACAACTTATCACGTTCAGTCCGTCAAATAGGCCGAGTCGTCTTGGATATGATTCCTAAAGTCTATGATCGTCCTAGAGTTGCACGTATTTTAGGTGAAGATGGAACGCCAAGAACTGTTCAGCTTAATCCTAACATTCAAACGCCGTCTGCTAATACTGAAAATAGCGCTATCGATTCTATATTTAATCCGACTATTGGACGTTATGATGTGGTTTGTGATGCTGGCCCTTCTTATGCAACTAAACGCGATGAAGCCGCCACGATGATGTTGACTTTAACCCAAGCAAATCCAGCGCTATTTAATATCATTGGCGATTTGATGTTGAAAAACATGGATTGGCCTGGAGCTGAAGAAATTAGTAAGCGTTTGCAAGCAATGTTACCTCCACAATTGCAAGCTCAAGCTAAGAGCGGGGATAAAATCAGCCCTGAAGTTTTACAAGCTCAACAAATGATGGATCAATTAGCAGGGCAAATGGAACACATGGGCCAAGAAATAGCTCAACTCCGTGACCAACGCTCGATTGAACTTCAAAAACAAGAACGTGAATGGTTTGAAGCCCAAACTAAACGTATGGATGTGGAAGGTAAAATTATGATGACTGATAGCCAATTACAGGCTGCGGTTAGAGAGAATTTAACATTGATGATGGGGATGGGAACTCAAGAATTAGTAGAAAATAATGCAGAATTTGAACGATTAGAAATGCAGCCCCCTATGCAACCTCAAGGTATGCCTCAAGGCGCACCACAAGGTCAGCCTATGCGACCCGGTGCTATGCGGAAGGAACCCGATATTGCAGCATTAACAAGTGAAGCTAAACCAGGAGAATCTATATGAGCGATGAAATTGAAATTGAAAGTCCAGTAGAGGTTCAAGAAGTTGAATCTGAAGTTGAATCTGAAACGGTAGAGCCGTCCGAAGAAGTTGCCGAAGCTGATCCTTGGTATAAAAAACGGATTGATGAACTGACTAAAGATAAGCATGATGCCAGAAGGCAAGCTGAACGCTTAGAACAAATGCTTGAAAAACAAGAGCAAATCCTTAGACAGTATTCACCTATTCAAGAGCCATCAGCATTAGCACCACCTGAACCATCGCAATTTGCAGGCGGTCAGTACGATCCTCGGTATATGGACGCAATGATGCAATATACCCGTGAATCTGCGGTTATGGAGGCTAAACAAGCGGTTGCGCAGGAATATGAGCAAAGAGCAAGAGCGCAAACACAGCAAGTTGCACAAGCGAAATTAGAAACTGCGGAAGCCGCAGCTCGTGTTAGATATGCGGATTATGATTCAATTATTGAAAGAATCACTTCAGATCCGATACTGGCTCAAAATCAGACTATTAGAGAAGCTATATTAGGAATGGAAAACGGCCCTGATATAGCCTATCAATTAGGTCGTAATCTTGATGTAGCCTATGAAATATCTAATATGTCACCTATACAAGCTGGAATGAGGTTAGCGTCAATTATAAGACAAGACGCTAAATCAAGCACAGCGCCTAAGCCTATCAGACCGATTAACGGTACGGGTGGCACTGTGAATAACGCTAAATCCTATGCTGAAATGTCTACTTCAGAATATATAGCTGCTCGTAATGCTGAAGATAGAGCAAAATTAGTTGCTCGCATGAAACGATAACCCCACTCACCGCCAATAAAACTTATTGGCGGTATTTTTTATGTACATCTTAAATAGTTTATGGTATATAATATCCCCACGTCTATTTAAGCTTTTGCCTGCTTAGATAGTTAGGCAACCTCAGTACAGATAATTCGAGGGATTGGCTCCCATCTGGAATAAAATCAGGCTAAACACCTTTTTCTTTTCATTTGGAGTATATAAATGGCTAATCAGCTGCTTACCATAAGCATGATTACAAACGAAGCATTGCGGGTCTTGACCAACAGCTTAGTTTTTACTCGTGCAATCAGTCGTCAATATGATGACAAATTCGCTATTGAAGGCGCAAAAATCGGTACTACCATTAACTTGAGAAAACCTCCTCGTTATGTTGGTAGATCAGGCCCTGCACTTCAAATTGAATCTTCTGTTGAAACTTACGTTCCATTAACTCTGAACACTCAGTTCGGTGTTGATATGGCGTTTACAACTCAAGATTTGAGCTTAAACATTTCTGACTTCTCTGACAGATTTATCAAACCAGCTATTGCGGCAATTGCTAATAAGATCGATTACGATGGTCTACAACAATTTCTAAACGTATATAATATGGTTGGTACTCCTGGTCAATTGTCCGGTACACCAACTCAAGCTCAGTCTTTAGCTACAATCTTAGCTGCTCGTGCTAGATTGAACCAAGAAGCTGCGCCTGTTGATGAACTCCGTCACATTGTTGTCGATCCTACTATTGATGTTGGTCTAGTTTCTGGTTTGACTAACTTGTTCAACCCACAAGGTGTTATTTCTGAAATATTCAAGAAAGGCGCAATGGGCGACAGCACTTTAGGCTTCAACTTTGCAATGGATCAAAACGTAGGTAACTTTACTTCAGGAACTTTCATTGTTGGTACTGATACAATCGCTGTAGCTGCACAAGCTGGCGGCGCTGTTCAAACTAACGCTGCAACAACTTTTGGTTTAACTGCTACTATTTCAAACGGTAAAACATTAACTCAAGGTACTGTTTTCACAATACCTGGCGTTTATGCTGTGAACCCACAAAACCGTCAATCAACTGGTACACTGCGTAATTTCGTAGTAACTGCGTTGACTACTGGCACTGGTTCTTCACAAACTGTTCAAGTATCACCAACACCTGTCTTTAGCGGTCAATTCCAAAACGTAACTAGCACTGGCGGTACTATTGCTTCTGGCAATGCTACTGTAATTTCTGGTTCTGCTAGTGCAAGCTATGCTAACGCTATCGCTTTCCATCGCGATGCTTTTGCTCTTGGTACTGCTGATCTGTTATTGCCACAAGGTGTTGATATGGCTGGACGTGCGTCTGCTGATGGTATGTCAATTCGTTTGGTTCGCCAATACGATATTAACTCTGACCAATTGCCGACTCGTCTTGATGTTCTTTATGGTTTCAGCACAGTTTATCCTGAGCTGGCTTGCCGTATCACTGGTTAATAGGAGTTTAATATGAGTAATCCAGGCCCTAATGTAGTTGCAGTTACGTCAATTCGTGCTACAGCTATTGTATCGTTAGCAGTAACTCCTGTTGCGGTTTTAACTATCACAACTGCTGAACAAGATTTTACTCTTGCTGGCGTTGCGGTAGGTGATTTTGTATCCGTATCAACTACAGCAGCTCAAACTGCTGGCGTTGCTATAGCGGGTGCAAGAGTAAAATCTGCTAACACTATCAGTATCACTTATGTAAACCCAACTGCAGCAACTAAAACGCCTGCTGCGGATACATATTTAGTTCAAATTGTCCGTTCTTATCCTGTTGTTACTGACTTCATGTCAGCATCACCAAGTAACTACGGCGCAATTCCAACTAACAACCCATAGTAAGCTGAAGGCGGGGGGGGGGGGGTATGAGGGGGATTTAAATCGTCGGCTGGTATTGGCCAGCCCCCACAGTAAATTTTTTATTTTTTACAGGAGTGGCCAAGACTAAAATTTTTTTTTAAAACAAAATGGTGTATGATAAAGCTTTACTAGGAAAACTGATGATATCAATCCCATACTCCGCCAGAGAAGTGCAAGCGACAGAAAAGCGCTTACAACAAATATATGATGCTGCCGCATTAGGGTTGAAAGGTGATAAGCTTGCTTTAGCCGCAGGAATGTTACCCTCCGAATATCGACAGCTTTGTCAGTTAGATCCTGTTGCTGAAATGGCTGCTTTGAAAGGTGCTGCTGATGCAGAAGTGGAAGCATCAGGGCAGTTAAGAGAAGCCGCACGCAACGGAGATGCTAAAGCTGCGCTATCCATACTACAACATGTACACGGATGGACAGCCAAACAAGAGATCTCAATGTCAATTGAGACTATAAATATACAGATGGCTCTTGATGAAGCGCGTAGTCGTGTCATTGAAAAGACTGTCATAGACATAGTAGCGGAGAAACTAGATGGCCCAACAACCGATATACCGACCGGACGAAGAACAAACATTGATGGTGGAGTTATGGTCGCCAAAGATAGCGGATGATCCTGAAGCGTTTGTTCTATTTGTATTTCCCTGGGGTAAAAAGAATACTCCCTTAGAACATTTTCACGGGCCTAGAAAATGGCAGAGAGAAGTGTTAAGGGATATTGCAGAACATATAAGAGATAATAAAGGTAAGATAGATATGTCAACCTTGCGTTCTGCTGTCAGTAGTGGACGTGGTATTGGTAAATCTGCACTGGTGTCATGGTTGATATTATGGATGTTGTCCACTAGGGTAGGCTCAACGGTGATCGTGTCGGCTAACTCTGAATCACAGCTGAAGTCGGTGACATGGGGTGAGTTGAGTAGATGGTCAGCGATGCTGATCAACACGCACTGGTTTGAACTGTCGGCTACTAAGTTGACTCCTGCTGTCTGGCTGACGGCTCTGGTTGAGCAACAGCTCAAGAAAGGAACGCGGTATTGGGGTGCTGAAGGGAAACTGTGGAGCGCTGAGAATCCAGACAGTTATGCTGGAGTTCACAACCACGATGGTATGATGTTGATCTTTGATGAGGCATCGGGCATACCCAACGAGATCTGGTCAGTAGGAGCTGGATTCTTTACTGAGAATATCTTAGATAGG